TAGTGATGTATGCGGAGATGAAACTGGAGGCGGATAAAAGTGTCGATATAACAAATTAATTTTAATCAAAATATGCAAAAAGAATCAAAAAACAAAATGGTTGGAGGCAAAACTGATCCAATCGTGAAAAAAGATAAATTCTTTTACCCGGATTATCAAATGACCATTGAAGCTGAATCAAAAGAGGAAGCGGACAAGATTCTTGAGGAAAAAATTAAGGCTAAATAATTAATTAACAAAAAACTATATGTTTGGAGGAAGAAAATATCAAGTCGGAATCGGAAAAGAATCAAGCAGAGGGATTGCTGTTGCACCTTCGTTTTGGCTACCCAAGGAGGATGTAACCATAGACAACAAAAAGCAATATGTGAATAACGATTCATCTCTTGGAGTCATTCATGATTCCAATGATGCGAGGATTGTCAAAGAATGGTCGGAAGGAGAAATTGTCGGAAAGGTCAGGGACAAATCTTTCGGGCTTTTGTTGCTCGGATCATTCGGAAGTGTCAGCTCAGCATTGCATGACGGAGAGACTCTGGTTTATGATCACACTTTTTCAGTGGCCAATACAAATGCGCATCAGTCTTTGACTCTTGAAGTAAAAAATGAGCTTGAGCAATTGAAATATGCGCTCGGCGTAGTTTCATCTTTGAAGATCACTGCAGTTGTCGGAAAATTTGTTGATTTTTCTTGCGCTTTCAAGGCTAAGAAGGGATCAGCTTCGGCGAATGCGGTTGTGTACACTTCCGAGAATGAATTTATAAGCAAGCATGCGACATTGAAGCTGGCATCCGATCTTGCTGGTTTGGATTTGGCTTCAGCAGTGAATGTGAAAAGTTTTGAAATCTCAATCAACAAAAACATTGAAGAGCATGATGTTTTGGGTTCTACCGAGCCAGTGGATTACGCCAACAAGGAATTTTCAGTCGAAGGAAATATTGAGGCGGTTTTCGAGGATACAAACACTTTCAAGAGCGTTTTTGAAAGCGGAACGCTTAAGGCGATAAGAATAGATATCAAGGGGGATGCCGTTATTGGATCGGCTTCAAATCCTGAGCTTAAGATTGATCTTGCATCTGTTTCGCTTCAGGACTGGTCGAGAAAAAGCGGAAACAATGACATTGTCACGCAGACAATCAAATTCAAGGCTCATTACAGTTTGGATGAGGCGAAGATGATTGAGGCAGTGCTTACTAATTTGCAGGAGAGTTATTAAATATTAATTTGAACAAAAATGAATAGGGAAACAAAGGAACTTATAACTTCAATCGATAATCACAGCGTTTTGGTGAAAACTTGGCTGACGGAAAGAGAGAATAGACCAATTCAAAAATTTTGGGCAAGTCAAACAAAAATATCTGCTGATATTAAGCCTGAAGATATAACTGATGAGGATGTCAGAATTGATATCACAAATAGCCCGACTGCAATTCTTGAATATTACGATGTTTTAACTGAGGCGTATGTCTATTCTTTGGATGGCGACATGAATAATATTTCAGAAAGATTGAAGGACTTGAGAAAAGAAGAATTTAGGGAAGTTGTTGATTTTATCAATGGTCAGATAAAAACCGAAAAAAAAACTACGAACGAGACGCTGACGACTATTGGCGACTCATCAACAATGGAGAATCAGAATTAAGTCACGAATTATCAATGGCATTTTTTTGCAGAACTATGGGCTGGACTTATGAGGATTATATGAGCCAGCCCACTTGGTTTATAGAGAGGATGAAGCTGATGAAAAGGTCGGAGGAGGAATATGAAGAATTGAAAAATAGAAATTCAAACTAATGGCAAATCAAAGCGAATTACAACTGATCATTACTGCGCAAAATAAGGCGATGGGCGAGCTTGCAAAGCTAAATAAAGATGTGCAGGGATTGTCGCAAAGTGCGCAAAATTCAAACAAATCATTTAGTGGTTTGTTGCCTAATTTAGCGATGCTTGGCGGTGCATATGCTTTTGTGAAAAAGGGAATCATTGATAGTGTCAAAGCTTTTAGTGATAGTGAAAAAGCGATTGCTGAAATGAATGCTGTTTTGAAATCAACAGGCGGAGTTTCGGGTATGACTTCGGAATCAATGACAAAGCTGGCGAGTGATTTGCAGAATGTCACAACTTTTGATGATGAGGCGATATTGCACACTGAAAATCTTATTTTGACTTTTAATCAAATGGGCAAAGATGTTATTCCGCAAGTTACGGAGAGTATTTTGGATTTGGCTCAAATGATGGGAGGTGATTTGCAGGGTGCAACTATGCAGGTTGCAAAAGCTATGCAAGATCCAGAGCGAGGACTTATGATGCTTCGCAAATCAGGAGTCAGCTTTAATGAAGAACAAGTCAGAACGATTAAGCGTTTGTATGAAACTGGCAAAGCAATGGAAGGACAAAAAATGATCCTGCAAGAACTTCAAAAAGAATTTGGAGGTCAGGCTAGAGCAGCCCTTGAAACTTTTGGTGGCAGAATGAAATGGTTACAAAATCAAATTTCGGATGCGCAAGAAGGAATAGGCAAGGCGATTATTAATTCTGTAACAGTCGCATTGAGCGGTGCTGATTTGTCTGCTGAAAAGGCAAAAGAAACACTTGCTAAATTCAGGGATTTTTTGATGAAGTGGATTCCTGCTTTTATTATTGGACTCAAATGGTTTGGGCAGATGGTTATTGATGTTGGCAAGGTTGTTTATGATTTTATGTACAGCATAGTCAGCACAGTTATTGCTTTTGGTACTGATATTGTTCGCAATATTCAAAATCTCGGCAAAAATTTTGAGATATTTTTTGGTGCTATAAACAAGGCTATCCATGGGGATTTTCAAGGAGCTTGGGATGATATGGTTTCAATGACCAAGGATAGCGTTGCGGTAACGAGTGCGACTATTCGTGAGAATACTGAAAATATGAAAAATGACATTGGTGCTTTTTCCAAAGATACCAATGGAGCGATTGATTCCATGAATAAAGCTTGGCAGATGAATGGTGAGAATGTGAAAACTGTCGGAAGTGGAATTGCGCAGACTCAGGAATATGTCGGAAAGACTGCGCAGGAAATGGCAAGCAAAATCAAAGAGGCTACTAAAAAAATAAAGGATTTGAAAAAAGAATTTTCCGATGCGGTTAAATCTGCAAAGGATGACATGAAAAAACTGACTGCAGAATTTAATAAAACGGAAATTGAAAAACAAGGAGAACTTGGATCTGAAATTGCTAAGGCAATCATTGAAAAGCAAAAAGAAAAAGCTGATCTTGAGAAACAGCTTAATGAAGAAACTGACGAAAGTAACAGGGCAACATTGCAGTCAAAAATAAGTGATATTCAAGCATTTTTGGATAAGCACTTGGCTGATCAGAAAACATATCAGGCTCAAATCATTGAAGAACAGCGCAAAGCTTCGCTTGATTCTATTGAATTGCTTAAGGAACAATATGCGGAAGAGAAGGCACAACGCTTGGCTGATTATCAGGCGAAAATGTCCGAGCTTAAAGATCACTTAGATGATGTAAAAAAAGAATATAAAAAGAAATTGAAAGAGCTGAAGGAGGAATTAAAAAAAGAGGGGCTGGATACCATAAAAATAAAAGCAACCATCAGCATTAATAATGAGGATAATAAAAGCTCAAAAAGTCATCGAGCAGTTGGTGGCTCTGTTATGGCTGGTCAGGAATATGTTGTTGGTGAACATGGGGCGGAAATTTTCAGACCAACTCTTGGTGGAACGATTGAAAAAATAGGCGGTCTTTCAAGTGCCGTTTCAAACACTTTCAATTTCAATTTTGCAGGTGCGATGATAGGCGATAAAAGTGCGCTTATAAGGGAGATACAGCGAGTAATTGCCAGAGAGCAGGAGTTAAATAAATTAGGAATACGCTAAAAGTATGAATATTGCTTTTGATAATGTCAGCTTAAATAATGCGCCGTATCAGTTTGCGGAACTTGATCATGAGAAAAGCGCACCTCGTGAGACTTTTATGTATGATCTTGCTCGAGAGCGTGGCGGAGTCATTGTTGGTGATAATTACAAGCCCAAAGAAGTTGTTATTACTGGCAGAATTGTTGGTAGTGATAAAAATGCACTTGAAGCTAATGTTGATTCATTTAAAGAATTAATGGCTAGATTTAATAAAAATCTTGATCTTGATTATGCAAGCGGAACGAGACGATATGTTGCAACTCCGATTGAAGTCGATATTGATCGCAAATATTTCCATTTGTCATTTGTTCCTTTCAAAGTCACCTTTCTTGTCCCGAGTGGGGTTGGTGAAGATACCACGCAAACGGCATCAATTCAAAATGCGATAACAGTAACTCCATATAACGGATCAATTACGATTAATGGCAGTGCTTATCCGACACCGCAAATAAAGATTTCAATAAATTCAATAACTGCAGGGACAGAAGTAAGTCTGCAGTGCAATGGTGACAAAATAACACTTACCAATTCTTTGGTCGCCAACGATATTGTTGTGTTTGATATTCAAAATAAAAAGGTGACGCTTAATGGATCAGAAAAAGATTATTTGGGAGTTTTTCCGAGATTCAATGTTGGATTAAACAACTTTATAATTGCAACCAACTCATCAGCAAGAGATATAAACATTGAAATTGATTATTGTAAAAAATGGCTTTAGGTTATGACAAAAAGATTTATTTATAAAATTTATGATAAAAACGGAGTCTATGTGAGTACATGGAATGATGTTGTTAGTGATACGCAGTTTACTTCAACGATTAATCTCGGTTTTTCTGAATTAAAAGTGAAGCTGGCAAGAGAGGTTGATGGTTATGGCGAGGGAGTTGATGTTAAGTATGGCAATTGGGTGAAGGTTTTTGTTTTTGATAAAGAAAGTGGTCAAAGCGGAGTTTGTATTTATTCGGGATTTATTGATTCTTACGAACCAATTGTTGATGGAAGACAGGAAACTATTGAGGTTACCATTGTGAGTTGGTGGTGGGAGCTTAATCGATATTTATTGGAAGGCACAGGGACTGGGATTGATAGCTTGATTTATGGCAATGGTTTTTCAAATGGACTAATGCCGATCATGACTGGTTATACTTCGGGAACTATTACAGTTTCAGCCTCAACTGAATTATCAGGCTATCCAGTTTGGAAAGTTTTTGACGGAAGTCTTGCGCACGATCCAAACGGAGCAAACAACCATATTTGGGCTACAACATCTGGCAATCCTACGGGCTGGATCAAGGTTGATTTTGGAGCTACAAACCTGAAACAGATTCAGCGCTATTCATTGGTTGCTTTGGGAAATGATAGGACTCAATGGAAGGATCAGTGTTTGAAATCATGGGTATTGGAAGGGTCAAATGATAATGCAAACTGGACAGCTCTTGATACAAGATTGAATGAGCCAGATTGGGGAGAGGCTGAAAAGAGGGTTTATGATTTTGAAAATTATACCGCTTATCGCTATTATCGCCTGAATATATCGGCAAATTTTGGTGCTACTTTGGTGGTATTGGCCGAAATGGACATGATGGAGGGAATTGCTTTTTCAAGAACAGGAGCTACGCAACTTAAATATAGACTTCAAGACCCAAGCGCAATTTTAAAGGATGCATTGGATAAATTCTCAACTCAAGGAGGGAAGCTTGATTATGCGACTGGAACTGTGGATCTTACCGGCACAAGTGTGCAGTATTTATTCAATACAGCGACATTTCAGGAAGTGGTGCAGAAGATTGTTGATCTTTGTCCGCAGGATTGGTATTTGCGAGTTGGTGCGGATGATCTTATTTATCTCAAGTCAAAAGCAGTTACTGCATTGCACAGATTTACTATTGGTAAAAATGTGACTTATTACAAACAAGAGAAAAGACTTGAGAACATAGTTAATTTTATCTATTTCACTGGCTTTAATTTTTATAAGAAATTTATTAATACAGGATCTGTTTCGGCTTATGGCAGATATGTGCAGAAAATTATTGACGATAAAGTGCCAGATATTGGAACTGCAACAATTATGGCAAATAATATTTTGAATAAATTAAGCTCACCAGAGATTCGGGTAACTCTCAAAGTGCTTGATAGTAACAATGCAATTAATGAGTCAGGGCATGATATTGAATCAATAAAAGTTGGAGACACATGCAAAATATTTAATGCAACCAAGAAGGGCTACAACATGTGGGATGAGGTTAGCTGGGATATAGATGCTTGGGATTACGATATCACAAATGAAACAGCCACGCTTTTGCAAATTCAGAAGATTGATTATTTTCCCGATTATGTGCTTTTGGAAATTTCCAATAGACAGCCAGACTTGGCTCAAAGAATTGAGCAAATAAATAAAAAGCTCATTGAAAGTCTAACAACTGATAATCCGATAATTCCTCAATAATATGCTAGGAAAATGCTCAAATTGTAAAACTCAAATCATGGATCTTGAATTAAGGGGCAGAAAGAGACTGCTTGATAATTATCGAGATCACATCGTTGAAATCAGCAACGGAACGCTTATGAGAGTTGGCGTGTGTGTGAATTGCAAAATTCTTTTAGTGGCTGGGACAAAAGTTAAGGAAACGGCTGATAATATTTTAAAAAATCACAAAGAATATTGGGAGGTTGATAAATACGCACCGAAAGGGTTTAAAGATTTATTTATTGCTGACCCAAATAGTACAGAGGATAAATTCATGAAAAAGAGGGCGGATAAAATGTTGGAGCAAAAGGAGAAACTTGATTTTCAGAAAAAACTAATCAAATAAAAATAAAAAAATGGCTTGGGCTAGTATAACTTACACATTTTCACCATCAACAATTATCAAATCAAGTGAGATCAATCAGAATTTCCTTGATTCTATTGCCAATGCAAACAAGGGGATGCCAAGTGGTGGGATTATTCTTTGGAGCGGTGAAATAGTAAACATTCCAATTGGTTGGTATTTATGCGATGGAAACAATGGCACGCCAAATCTTGTTGGCAGGTTTATTCAGGGTGCTGGCTCAGGATTTGCGGTTGGTTTAGCTGGTGGTAATGTTTCATCTTCGCATACACACACAATCGCCCATACTCACTCCTACGATCATTATCATTATGATGATCATGTTCATCAGGGAAATTCAAATGAAGTTTCAGGTGAAACACACACTGTTGATGACAGTGGAGCTAACGATAGAGATGTTGCTGGAAATAATCACTATCACTGGTTTCAAACTTGGGGTGCAACTCGTGGTGGATATTGCTCGACACTCAATGCGACATATGGATATGCGGTTCAGACTGGTGGAGCAAGCAATGGAACGACAAGCGACTCAAGTAATTTGGAAAATAGACCGCCATTTTACACATTGGCATATATTATGAAAAGCTAATTTTTAAATTAAAAAATAATGAAAATAAAAGCAGTTACAATTTATCGACCTGATGGGAAGGGCTATTTAGAAATTGGAAAAAGATTATTGAATGAGGAAGGCAATGAGACTGAGGTTAGTGTTGTTGATATGAGATTGGTATTTGGAAAAATATTCATCTTATTTTCGACTGGTGAAAAGATTGTTTATGGAAAGTTTCCATATGTAGCAACAAAATTATAAAAACATGGGAGTACCGAATCAATTTGTGCAAAAGACAATCATTGAAAGCGCAAAGGTTAATCAAAATTTTGCCGTTGCTTGTTTTAGTGGTGAAGTCAGAATGTATACGAGCGACAGTATTCCTAATGGATGGGTTTTGTGTGATGGCTCAAGTTACTTGAGATCGGAATATCCCGATTTGTTTGCGGTGATAGGCTTAAGTTTCGGGTCAGCTGACGGGTCGCATTTTAATGTTCCAAATCTCAAAGGGCGTGTTGCAGTCGGTAAGGATTCAGCGGATGCAACATTTCAGAGCATAGGAAGCAGTGGAGGAGCAAAAACGCATACATTGAGCACATCTGAATTACCTGTTCATTATCATAATGTCGATCCGCCGAACACATGGACTTCTTGGGCTGACTTGCAGGGGGATATGTCTTTTCATGGTTCAGGTTCAGGCACGGCACTTCAAGGAGTCGGAGGTGTTGTTAGTGCTGGTGTCTTGAGAACAAAATATCACAGCAATTCAACTACATCAGGAGCAAATTCATACGATGGCGCCCATATCAATGTGAGTCACAATCATACACTTGATGTCGGAGCATTTAATTCAGGAAGTGAGGGTGGTGGAGGATCGCATAACAATTTGCAACCATATTTGGTGCTTAATTACATAATAAAAACATAACTATGGAATTTACAGAAGAACAACTGGCTATTCTTGAAGAAAAAAAGAATGTGCCTATTCAGTTTGAAATAATCACAACGCAAACATTGGAGTTTTCCATTGTCACATTGCAAACTGAAATCACAAGAATTCAAAGTGATATTGATCTTGCTCAAAAAAGAATAATTGATTTGTCTGAAAGAAAAATGCAACTGGAAGAGAAACTTAATGAGGTTAAATTAAAAATCTTGGAAGTGTAAATTATGGAAATGAAAGAATACATTTTGATTACATTATCAGTAGGGCAGTTGCTTATTATGGCGATTGGATTTTATCGCATGTTTAGGGATCCAGACGAAAAAGCGGCGCAGGACATCTCGAATCTTAAGAAAGGATGCGTTTTGAAGCACGAGCGTATCGATGAGGTTATCATGGAAATCCGAGATAAATTCAAAAGCATTGATAACGCATTGCTTATGATCAAAGAAAATGACATCAAACATATAGAGCAGGAAATGAGAAGAATCAGCGATGTACAGACGAGAATTCTGACAATTTTGGAGTATGAAGAAAAAAAGAAGGGAATATAAATTGCTAATAATTAATCAATAAAAAAATGCAAATTTTATCACAGCTCGATTCTCGTTGGGGATCAAAGCGAATCGGCAAAACCGATGTTCTAATTAGGGATAAGGGATGCACAATAACTTGCATCTCAATGGCTTCGGATTATTTCAAATGCTTTCAAAGCCCTGGGTGGATGGCAAAATATTTGCAGTTTACTCCAAACAATTCGCCAGTTGGCAGTGCAAAAATAATCTGGCAATCAATCGGAAAAGTTTTATGTTTTAGGTTCGAGTTTCGCTATTACACATACAACGAGCAGGCATGCATTG